AATAACCTGTGCCATAATCTGTTTAATTTCATCAGGTTGTGCAGTTAGATCACAAAGTGTTACATTACGTTGATAATCTTCAAGCACTCTATGTTCTACACCTTCGTGATCAACCCAACGTTGTAGCATCATGTTATTCCAGTTATATCCTTTGCTTTCTTTATCTGCAAATGCTTCTTGTAAACCAACCTTGTTCTTTGTGCCTTTTACACGAACACCTGGATACGCAGAGAACACGTTGTCACTTGTATCGCCTCGCATACATTTTTCAAACAACAACCACTCTGGATTAGGTGCAGGCTTTGCTTCTTTAGTTTTCTTATCAATTACAGGCTTACCTTTGTCGTCAAAGTAACCTTCATGTGTGATAGTTACATTTTGTACACCATTGTACTGCCTTACATTGGGAGCAATTAATTGAGCAAAGTCACCATCTGTTGAAATGATAACATGATTGTCATTAGGGTGTGATTGAATCCAACCTGCAATTAAATCATCTGCTTCAAGTTGTGGATGTTGTAAAACAGTACAATTAGTTTTGTTTGAAACAAAGTCTTTAAACTCATCAAACATTTCCCAGAAAACTTCTTCTTCCTCTTGTTGACTTGCTGTTAGTGCCGCACGAGCATCACTTCTATTTCTTTTGTAAGGCTCGTAATAGTCTTTACGCCAACTACGTCCTTCAAGACAAAAGATAACATGACTACCGTCAAAGTCTTGCCATGCTTTTCTAATACCATTAAGAGTAATATGAAATGCCATACCTACTTTGTCAGTAAGGTTACCTCGTACTACGTGTCTTGCACGAAAGAAAGTATTAGCAGTATCAACAAGAATATATGTCATTTTTTATCCTTAAAATATTTTTCACTGTACCATTTATAAAATGCAGGATCAGTAAAAAACTCTGCAATATGGCTTGCAGGAACCTGATCAGATCTAATACATTCAGCAAGTGATTCATATTCGTAAGTATCTACCTTACGCTTCATAGGTTTGTCTTTGAAGTTTTCTGCCAATGTTCTAACCATTCTATAGTTTTTTTCTAAATCCGTAGTCATATTATACTACTTTTTAGATGTGTTGTCAACCTGTTGTTTTGCTTTTTCTTGAATTTCAGTTAGTACTTCTTTGTTCATAAAAGGAATAGCATTAAATTCATCGTGGTCAAAACTACCAGTTAGGCGTAGATCAAATGCTACACTAACACGTAAATCGTCACGTGTATGTGGTTCTACATAGTGTGGAGTGCAACTTGGAAAGATTACACAGCCGCCTTTTTTATTTGGCAATCCAATTTTTGATTCTGGATCAAAAGTTGAATGATATACTGTATTTGTATGATAATCATCAAAGTGCATATTACCGCTCAAATAACTGTCAGGTTGAGCACCATGAGCATGACTATCCATTCCTTCGTCTTTACGTAAAATATTTGCCCAACATACAATTTGTAAATCTTTTAATTCTAATTGTTGCTGTTGTACATATTCAAGATATGAGTATCTTAAAAAAGTTAAAAGTTCTTTAAAAGAGTCACCTTCTTGATTAAGCAAGTTGTATTTTCCAAAACGTGTTGTGATATGTTTTTCATCTAATCCTGTTCCTCCGGAATTAGTATAACTGTGATCTTTTAAAATAGTTTCTTCATTATCTACAATCCATTTATGAATTGAATCAACATGATTTAAATCGGTCCAGTTTGTTAACCAAAGAGGAATGTTCCAACTTGGTGCAAACTCTGTTTGCGGATGATAACTTTTAATTCTTACTAATGACATTATTTTACCTCTGACTTCCCATCACCTAAATTTTTTGTGTTAATATAACCTGCTCCACGATCTGTATCCATGCCTTCCTCTGCAAGTACATTTCTTGCAAGATCTTTAAACCATTGATCTACAATCTGTTCATTGCTTTCGCCTTTATATCCAGCATCAAGCAGTTGTTCAATAAACTCGTTATTCCAGTCAAGTTCAAAAAAGCCGTTTCTAATGTTTTCTTTATTAACCTGAGTATCAAGTACACCAACCCAAGGCTTTTTAGCCTTTGTTGCCGCTTCTTTTTCCTTCATCATCAAATCACGATGAGAAAGTTCTTTTGTATCAGTTTGTTTCTTTTTAAACATATTTTTTAGTTTTTCCATCATAGTCCAGCCTTTCTTGCTTTATCGTCAAGCATTTCTCCGTTATTATGTTCCCCACGCATTGCCGAAGATGTCGACGTGAAGTCTGGGGGTATAACGCCACCCTCGCTCCATTGCCAATCCTGCGACTCGTCGTGTGTTGAGTTTGTATTCTTCCGACCTACCACCGAGAGGCATAACATATACAGGGCAATCAATTCCTTCTTTGCGGTACTCGTCCACTGCTTTGGTAACTTCGTCCACATCTTGCTCATCAGCCACCACAAACTTGAAGTACATACTACTACCAGGTACATCATAGTAACTACGAGCAATTTCAGGCTTGATAGCAGAACTCCAACTTTCGCCCGAAACGGAAAGTTTTGGAGAGCAACTAAAAGTAATTTCGAATCTGTCTTGAGATCCGATATAATCTCTGAAATCGTCTCTAAGAGATTGTGTTGTATTTGTTTCAAACGTAACATTTTTTAAGTCTCTCATTTTAGGGTGTTCGAACAAGTCGATATACAATCTTTGCCATCCGAGCAAAGGTTCGCCACCAGTTAGTATAAAATGAACATCCTGTCCATTTGCCATAGTCCATTTACCTTCAGGAGTTAAACTTAATACATAGTCAACTACTTCGTCAATAGTATGGTCTTTCATAAACTTTTTAAATTCAGGATAGATACTTGCATATGTGTCACAACCTGTGTGAATAATAGGCAAGTCTTCAAATTTGTCAACTTTATCAGTTATACCTGAATCTAAAAGTTCTTTAACTTCTGGGTTATACTTAACTCCAGTGTCTCGCATTGGTGTACCTCTCGGTAAACCAAAATTCATACAACGAAAGTTACAGCCAAAAGTACGTAAGAATACACTGGGTACTCCTACAAATTTGCCTTCACCTTGTACTGAATAGAATGCTTCTGAATATCTTAATTTCATTCTTTCACCTGTACTAATGGCTCATTATAATATGAGTCGTGATAGTCGCCATCCTTTTGATATTGACGTACAGACGTGTCCTTTACAAGACGTCCGTCCTTGATAGTGTAGGTAGTGTAAATCTCTTTAATTACACCTTCCTTAGATCTTTCCATGTGTGATTTCATAGGTCCTTCCTTAGTCACGTGCAAACTCCTGTTGTAATTTAATATTATCCATAAACTCTTTTTTAGTACCCGGGTCGTCTTTAAAAGAACCTTTAAGCACAGTTGTCTGTGTTAAACTACTTTTTGCCATAATACCTCTATTCTCACAACAACCGTGTGTTGCTTGAATATAAACACCTAAGTGTTTTGCATCAGTAGCCTTTCCAATCTCACGTGCAATATCATTTGCAAGTTCTTCCTGCAGAGTACCACGTCTTGCACACCATTGTGCAATACGAGTATATTTGCTTAATCCAATAACTTTACCATTAGGGATTACGCCAATATATGCTACACCAGTCACTGGTTGGTGATGATGTGAACAAACTGATTTAAGTTCTGAACGAACTACAAGCATACCTGTGTATGCATCTTCTCCTTCGTTAGGAAAAGCAGTTGCGGGTGGAATACGATCATAACGTCCTTGCATTAATTCATTGTAATACATTTTAGCAAGACGTCTTGCTGTACCTTCTGAATTAGGATCGTTTTTACGATCAATAATTAGTGAATCCAAAACAGTTTCAAATGCTTCAGCGGCTTCATCAATTAGTTTTTGTTTTTCACCTTCATAGATGAATTCACTAATATTGTCACCTGCCCAATAACGCTTGTTAGCGTCTTGGATTCTACGTGTTACTTCTTCATATTTCTTCAATGTCATTCTCCGAGTTATAGACGTGGATGTCTATTATTGTTTACATTATATACTTTATTTAGGTTTTTGTCAAGTATATTATGCACTTAAAAATACTTTTTGAGCATTTCGATTTGATCATCATATTCTGCTACAATGTTCAATTCTTTCTCAATTGCTTCAAGAATATCAGGATGTTCACCAACACCTGCCGCATTATGGAAATATACTTCAATATTTGCTTTGTGTTTAGCAATATGTCCTTCTGCGTGTTTGATCATTGCGTCTTTCATTAGTTCTCTATCGTAGGCCATTTTTATTCCTTTCCAATGTTTGATACAAATTCTCTTGCAATTAATGTGTGTGCTTCGTTATTGAAGTGTTCATCATCTATCGTAAAAGAATCTATATTGTTCTTACTTTCCAAAAACTCTCTAATGTTTTGGTTAGCAACTTTACCATAAGAACAGTCTCCAAGCATATTTAGATCTTTCGGGAGCCAAGTGTTCTCGTTAATGGCAAAGATTTTTAGTTCTGCATTATTTTCTTTGCAGATTGAATTCCAAAGATAAACTTCTTTGAAAAAACTTCTTTGTGCTACAACAGTCATTAGTTCATACCAAGCCTTAATACGTTGGTACCCATCTGTTTGTAAATTAGGATCTTGAATATCAAAAGGATCAAATGTAAAACCTATTGATGGATTTACTGCATAGTCTCCTGAAACGGTAATTCTACCGCCATCAAAACTTTTACCTTCATCATGCCACATATTGATATTGTAGCAGTCGATACGTCCTTTTGTTTCTTCCAAATTCATATGACGTTCAAGTGGTACTATGTTTTCATAATGACAAGGATTTTGAAATCCAAATCGATATCTGTTCCAATATGTTTGTTGTATAATAACTTCATCAATATCATTATATCTTTTAAATAAAAATGCAAGACGTTCACTGTAATCATACCAACCTCTACCAGGACAAGCAAATATAACACCGTCTTTGTCTTGATCATTTATATAGATTTCTGCCCAGTTGTTATCATTCCAACGATCACGTATACCTTTGGTTTGAGAGTAACTATACCCTGCACTATGACTACAACCTATTACGGCAGTTCTCATTATACACAGTCTCCTATATCTTGAAATAAACTTGGTTGTTTTGGATCCCTAATTATATATTTTTGCTTTTCGGGAATAACACCTCTAACACCGCCTTTAGGATCTGCCATATCACCTTTGCGTCTTGGAATTAAATGTACGTGTGGCCACATAACAGTTTGGCCTGCTTCTTTACCAACATTCTGTCCAATGTTATATGAATCACAGTAACCTTTTTGTACCCAATCATAACCCCAAGCATATGCGGCTTTGTAACATTTTTCTAATTTTTCCCAAGTTTCTTCTTTAGGTACAAAAAGAATGTGTCCTTCTGTAACTGGAAAACCATCACGAAATACAGTATAATCTCTTGTATCAATTAACACATCTTTCCATGGTACATCTTTAAATTCCATATTAAAACTCCTGTTTCCATACAGCGGCACTAAAACCTTTGCCATTAGTGTCACCACCATTGTTATCAACTTCGACGCCGTCATATGTAATACCACGCACAACGTCTTCCCCATTTGTTGTTTCACTGTACTGTATTTTTAGTTTTTTAGGATCAAATGCTCCAACTGTTTCTACAATACCATCAAAGAATGTACCTTTTTCTAACGAAAGCATTTGTACAATGTATGTGCCTTTGTCTGGATAAGTATCCTCAACACTGTCAAGAATTTCAGTTTCGTAATCTGTTTCTTCACTGATCTCGTTTGCCCATTCGTTGACATTTGTATTTTCAATTACTGTTTCGATGTGCTTACTACTATATTCTAAACCGTCTACTTCATTTATTTCTATTTGAGCATTATCAATCGTAACTGCATGAATGTGTTCAAATTCATTTGGCATTTCGTACCATTGACTACAAGCACCTATACCTTCTTCATCATCGCTTAGAAAGTTTGCTTCAGGCGGAACACTTTCGATGTTTTCAAATTCAAAGTTTCCATCTTCGGCATTTAACATATAGTTTACGAGATCATTATCTCCGTGTTCGTCTACTTGTTCTTTCCAAAAATCGTGTGCTTCTTTTGAAATACTTGCATATGCGTGTTCTGCACCATATCCCCAAAGTTGTATATGATAGTAGCGAGGACCTTTGATTGTATCAACGAGTTCTTGTTTTTCTTCTGTAGTTGCCATTTTAGTATGCTCCTACATTTTCCCAGGGATATACTAACCATACATCCTCTTCTGCTTTGTTTACTTCATGACACCAGTAGTGTACGTTATCAAATTCACTGCTTAAATTTTCTGTCAATGTTGCAAAGCGAACATTACCTCCCCAAACGTTTGCCCATTTCTCATGATGAGGCAAACAACTGGATTGCCAATCTTCTATAATCCACTTAAATGTAGCACCGGTATCGTTAATATCATCTATAATAAGAATGTTCTTTTTGTTATCATCAGCATCGCTGTCAGGATAACCAAATGCATCTTCACTCATCCAAGCATTACTTTCTAAGTGACTTTTACTATCTCGTAGTGCAACCTTAAGTGCTTCACAACGAATGCCAGTCATATTTGAAATAATAGTAGCAGGAACATTACCACCACGTGTAATGCCTACAATATAATCAGGACGCCAATTGTCCTTATACATTTGATTTACAATGCTAACACACATACGTTCTACGTCTTGCCAACTATAATAATGTTTCTTAATCATGACCTCTCCTAATATCTAATACGTCTTGATTTCCTTTTTGTACAACGACTCCAGTGCCGTTACCAAATCCTGCATTAACAAATTTAAGTGCAGGAACAAACCTTGCACTTGATCTAAATCCTGTAGCACTATGATTAATACTACTTTTAAAGAAACAAAATCTACCTGGTATCGGAGCAACACTTAATACTAAAGGATCTGTATTTCCTTGTACGTCTTTAAGTTCATATCCGTTTAAATCTTCTTTAGTAATAAAAAATTTTGTTTCGCCTTTTTCGTCCGGACTCCAAGTACTATTACAATAATAAAGAAGTGTCCAATCGCAATCGTCTTTATGGTAGTATGCGTCTTCACCAGTTGCAAAAAAGTTAAGATTACTTCTGCGATATTCTAACCCTTCAAGATCATCTAATTTTTCGTTAATAACGTTCCATAGGGTTGACCAAGTATGTGTATGTTCAAATTCAAAACATTGTAATCCTGTTGGTGGTTGATCTGGATTATCTCTTGTTCCCCACTTAAAACTTAAATTTTGTATTTCGTTTTCCAGTATTTGTATTACTTTAGGATTAAAGATGTTATCATATGTTTTGATTAAACCTCCAAAATATGTAGTACGTTTAATCTCCATCTTTTGCTCCTATCCCTAAATACTTTTCATTGTGTATCCACTTGTAACCACGTTCTTCAATTGTCTTTCCGTTATTCCAAGGAAGGAATCCCCATTCCTTTTGTTTACGTCCCATAAAGAATAAACTCCAACAAGGAATCTCATTACCGTTTTCATCTTTGGCTAATTCGAGCCAATGTAGATCATCTGCTTTTCTATAACGAAAATGTCCAGGACCTCTCCATACTCGGGTGGTTCCAACCACACCACCTGTGGTTTCGTTTTTTAGCGGAATATGTTCCCAGTAACCACCTTTAAGAATAAGTGTTGCATAATTCCACGGATGGTCATGTAATGTAGGTTCATCTCCTACAAGAACTTTATGTAGTGTAATATTAAATGGAAAATGTTTTCTATTTTTTAGAAATACATAATAACGGATAAGGTATGGGACCTTTCCGTCTCTGTCGTAGATGGTTCTTTTACGTCCTAATAGTTCCATTAATTTAGAAAGGAATGTCATCATTTGCTCTACTCTTATAATCGTCTTTTACTAAATTATACACTTCAATAAATTTTAGATATTGAATTTTAAGTGCTGGATATATTTCAATCATTTTCTCTAAATCGTATTCGCTTGGCCATTTTGCCGGACCGGTATCGAAATCTTCAAAAGTATATGTTGGCGCAAAAGAAGGTGCTTCATATGCTGATGTGTACTCATCGTTATTAAGTGAAATAGTAAAAGTACCATCTGTTTCGCATAAATCATCTTTGGCTATAGTAATACCATCAATACTTCCGTCTGCAGAATAATTAACAGAGTACTTGTTATCGTCACCCATTTTTTGTTACCTCATATAGTTTTTTTCCACTAAAATATTCTTGTGCTAATTTTAATGTTTGTTTCTGTATAGGAATTAAGTAATCTTTATAATTTTCCATATACTCAATAATCCTATTACAAATTTGTTCTTTGTGTTTTTTATAAGATGCAAAGTCTTTAGTCCAATCACTTGGATACTTAAATTCTTTTAAAGCCATTTCGCTGTAACTTAACCTATCTGGAACCATAGGAATAGTATCTACAAGTACACCTTCATACCAACTAATACCCAGTGTTTCTTGTAAATTAGCACTGAACACAAGTTTCGCTTGTCCTAACAAGTTGTGATATTCATTTTTTGTAAGTTCACGTTCTTGACAAGTTATAAATTCATACTGTGTTAATGTATCTTTAAGATCTAAGAAAATGTCATGTTGTTTTTCTGGAGCAATTCTATGCGGGAAAAGAATAATATTTTTCTTAGGCATATTTTTATACATATTGAAACTACCAGTTAAATACTCCATTGGCCATCCAACACGTTTAATTTTATCTATATCCACCATTGGAAATGATTTTAAAAACAAATCAATATGAAACTGACTTGCAAAATAGTTGTGATCATAACACTCAAACATACTTTCTTCAGCATGACGTACCCAAGGTTTGTTGCCAATTAACCTGCCAAGGAAATCAGCAGGATCATAACTACCAGCGTGCCAAAGACCACCGATTCTAATAGATACACCCAAGAGTTCAGCCATGTAACGAAGTTGGATAACAGTTGGGTTCCAAGCATCCGTATATAAGAAATAATCTCCATCTTTAATTTCTCCATTGCAAAACTTTTCGCCTATAATTTCTAACTGCTTAGATTTATAAACATTAGTTCCGCCAAAGTTTAGAAACGCCCCAGGTGTTGTAGCCTGAGGCGTTTCACCACCACTAATAACTTTTACGTCCATATTTGTAGCACGTTGAAGTTGTTTTGGAAGATGTTCTTTCCATTGCTTTGTGTAGCGTGTATCTACTGCTTCAATGTCTACAATATAAACAGTCATTAGTTTCTCCTAAAGTTTTTCTTTTTAAAGTGTGGACGAGGACGCTTACCTTTTTTAAAAGAACAGTAAGTGCGCCATGCCTCACTCTTGTTGTTATACAAGTCGCGTTCATCAAACCTAAATGCACGACTATAACCAATCACCCATGAGTTAGAACAAAACTCTTTGAATGATTCAAGATCTGTAAAGATCTTGTTGTAAGTTTCACGATCATATTCAATCGCCATTTTGTAATACCTCTTCTCAGTATTTTGCGTATTCAATATGGGCACCATTTTCACCATCTTCACTTATGTCGATGTGAACTTCACGCCCGGGGAATTTTTCAGCAATCTTTTCATAAAGATCATCTGACATCATTTCACATGATTTGTAATCTAAATTTAATGTACCTTCGCTATACAGTTTCTCCATCCATCGTTTAAATTGAATAAACTCAATATCTCTGTCGTTGTGTGTTACAGTGATACCTACTTTGAAATGAAATATGTGTCTATGGGGATAACCTAAAAATGACACATCATCCCATTCACCTGTTGCAAGATTGGGATCTTCCAATGCCGCAGGATACTTATGGATACCTTCCTTACGGAATGTTACCCAAATCATTCTTTTTGCTGTTCGCATGATTTTTTCGTGTGTTTCTTGTTTCATTGCTTCTTTCATCATTGTATCAGTTATACTCATACTATACTACCTTTCGTCCTGTTTGTCAACCGGATTATCGTTTTCATATTTGGACCAATCTGTAAACTTTGAACGATCCTGTAAGTCATGAACCTGATGGATCCATACACCTAAATTGGTTGCTTTAAAGTCCTTGTCGTCAATCTTAATACAAGCATTGTAATTAAGTTGATCAATGTAAGGAAGTTTTACACTGATTTGACTAATGAAGCGAGTTTTTTCATTGTATCCAGATTCAAGTACCCATTCATGATACTTTACGTCATAGTCGAGTGTTACATGATATCCTGCATCGAGTAAACCATAAATTAGTTTATCCCAAGCCTTGTTAGTTTTTTCATCACCATGTGGTAATGTAACTTCAAAACTTTGGTTAGCACCTAAGTAAATATGATCTACATGAGTTTCTTTTGCTTTAGCAAGTACTTCATCCAACGGACGACAACCTACTACAAACAGTGTATCCATGTCGTATGCAGGTGTTTTCTCTACTTCGTATCCAGTAAAGTAAACAACATTATCTTTTACAACGCCATCTGAATAATCACGTTTCACTTTTGAAATTCCTTCATTAAGTTTTCAATTTGATCTTTAATTGCTAATTTAGTTTTCTTTAACTTTAGTAAAAGGCTTTTGTGTACAAAAGACCTATCATGGTTCCTTTCGTCTTCAAGTTCTTTTACTTTTGCATCATACCATGCATGATGTTCTTTTAGTTTTTCAATTTTCTTACTTGCTTTTGCCATTTTATAACTCCTCAAAGAGGTTACCGAATTGTGTTTGGGCATTAACCGTCTTCTTTCCTGTTGCGCCTCGGGTGCCAATGATTGACATCCAAAACTTGTTAAATTCCGCAATTACCGCATTCGCTTCATCTCTGTTGTCAGTTGCAAATATTGCTTCCACAACATCTCTGAAAAATAGCCTGTCAAAACGCTCTTCGACAAGCATTGCAGGAATTGTTCCCTGATCATACTGTCTGTTTGCTTCTTGTACTGCATTAATGTGACTCCATACATTATGACCCATTTGGATAGCATAACTAAAACTATCCCAACTTGTTTTGCCTTCTTTGCCTATTTTGTTTAAATCGCCTGGTGAGTAAATACAAACATCTTTTGCTTGTAAATTCTGTGTGATAGGACTGTTTAAGAAACTTCTGTGTTTACCTTCTCTAACAAATGCATCTCCAAAGGGTGTTGTATCTGTTGCAAGTGCTTTGTCGTCAATACTTGGAACCATTCTATAAACCCATTTCTTTCTATCCTGAGTTTCAAGTTCACAGTAGATCTGTCCATTAGCGGTTGCGAGGAAAGGCGAAGCACAATCAAATGTGATAGTAAAGTTTTCATTATGATATTTCCTTACTGCTCTTTGTATATCTGTTAGTAGTGTCGCCCACTCTAACTTACTTGTACCCAAGAAGTGCATAAAGTCATGTTTGCCTTTTTCGAGCAATCCATCAAAACGCAATGCCACTAATCTTTTTAGCACAAGATGTACATCACACATATTCTGACCACCCATTGACCAACCATTAAAGTGATCTGTATACTTCTTAGGATCGCAGTAGTCTTTCATCTGCTGATACCAATCTTCTGCGTCAGCGTGATTTTCACCTTGTAGTACGTTTAAGAATTTACAAGCACCTGTTCGATTCTTCATAAAGTAATCGTTGTTGATGCGTGTGGCATTTACAGCATCTTGATAGTTGTCAATGCCTGTTGCTTTAGCACCTGCTGGTGAACGTGATACCCAAGCAGGAATATCAAGGATCATACCATAGTCCATGTAAGCGTCCATCCACGCAAGAACTTGCTCACGTTTCTTTTTTGCTTTAGGACAGTTAGGATCTTTCCAATCACCTTCCCATACACCTTTACCAATCTGGAAACCACCTGAGTCACCAAGCAACCAACTGTTGTTACGATCTCTGTTTCGAATCATATCTTCTTTAGGTGCGTCCTTGTTGATATCAAGTTCTGCGTGTCCTGCGGAATATAAACTCCAGTGATAGTTGAACAACCCGTGTTGTTTGTTGAACCAGTTAAGTCCTTCCATTTCATTGTTAGGAAAAGGAATACGACTCTTATCTACATATTCTTCTTTGCGTTGCTTACCAATAAACGTAGCATAAAAGCCACTAATGGCAGGCAAGAAGATTGCGTAGTCCTTTTGTTCTTTTGTTAAGTCAGTATTCAAATTATTCTCCTATTATCCAAAGGCTTTAATTGCTAAAAGCGGAACAAGCCAAGGATAAACTAAATGTTCTATTAGTTCGTATATTACTAATACTGTTAATAATATTGCCCATAGTTTACTTGACTTTGCTTTATTACTAACATATGTAAACACCTTTGAATGTGCTTTTCCTATTTTGTCTATTAAGCCTGGCTTTTTATTTTTTTTCGTCATTTATCCTTACTTGGTTTGTGCAGGAAGAATATAATTGTATTCTGCCAAACCACTGTCAACAGTAAGTTGCATAGCACCCTGATCGGAAATGCTCATAGTAACCTTACCATCTAAGTTTAAAATTGCTTGTACCTGTGCTACAGGCCATGCCCATGCGTGTTTCAAACTACCTTGTATATCTGGATGAAATACAAATGATCCTGCGTGTTGTGAAGCATCACCAAAACTAAACACAAGGTTATTGTTTTCTGTTTTAACTGTAAACACAGTTTCTTCAGAGTGTGCTAAACTTTGAAACTTCATACGTTGAATAGCCGCCATACTTGGCTCAACTACTACGTCCCAACTCGCACCTTTAAACTTAACAGTTTTAAGTTTTTCATCAATGATCTGCTTGTTCATAAAGCGATAATCATTTTCAAAGTCACCTGCTTCGTTTTCAAAGTGAATATGTGTTGGAACAGTTTCGCCATTGCGTTCTGCTTGTTCAACAGTAATTTTAGAATTCTTTTGATATTCTGGGCATTTCAAATGCAAACTTAACTTATCTAAGTTAGGCATTCCAAATGTACCTGTAAATTCTGCTACAGGGTTCTTAGTCTTAGAACTAAGAATAACTGAACGATCTTCTGCCATCGATTCGATAGTAGTATCTGTTTCGTTTGTTACCTTTACAATGTTAAGAAATCCTAACGAATGTGTATGGGCAACGATGTCTTGTAAAATGTCTTTCATGGTTGGTCTCCTATTGTTACATTATATTTAGAAAATGCTTCTTTGTCAAGTGTTTTTTCTTGGCTAATGAAGTCAATTACATCAATTCTCGCTTTGAATCCAATACTGTTTAATTGAGTTGTATCAGCAGTATTGTCCTTGCGTTCTTGTTTTCCTCCTTCACGCATTGGAATATTTTTCAATCCTTTTGCTTGAAGTAGTTTGGATAAATGATATGACTTGCCTGTGCCTATATCAATTACACCTTTTAGTTTACTATTCATTATCATAGTAACTGCTCTACACACATCAGCAATGTGTATAAAATCTCTTGAATGATTGTTAATATATTCAACATCATTTCTCATAAGTTTTGGAATAAACATATTAGGTCTTGCATCGGATCCATAAATGGTTGTAAATCTTAAACCAACTGCATTATCAGGTGCTTCTTTCTCCATAATATGTTTTGTGTATGCATATGGATTTCTTTCTGGTTCTTTAGCAGTGCTCGAACTTGCATAATAGATAGGAACATTATAAAAGCCAAATAATCTTTTAGTTGCTTCTACATTGTTTTTCCAATACTCCATAGGTGAATCAAAACTTTCTCTTACTCCACTCTTACCAGCCAAATGCACAACAGCATCTACTTCTGGTAAGTCACAGGTATTTAGGTCTGAACCTAATTTAAGATCAATAAACGTCATATCGTAAATACCACGCCAAAACATTTTTAATGTTGATCCGAGCATTCCTTCGCTACCTGTGAGTAAAATCTTCATGCGGCTAATTCTTCCTGAATGTATCTTTTTAATTCTTTGTCTTGTACGTCCGTAGGTATTTCATTTTTGTAAAAGATTCTATAACTGTCAGAACCATACTTACCAATGCCGTATAATTGTGTAGCATCTTCACCGTCCCAATCACCAAATTGTTCGCTCATTCGATACAGTCTTTCTGCTCGAACACGTTGCATACCTAATGGTTGTAGCACGTCTTCAATTTCTTTTTTAGTAGCATATAGTAAACTACCATGTGTAGGCCAACGTCTAAAGAACTCTGTAAGTACAGGTTTAGTTTGACGTCTGTTTACTTGATTAAGACAAATAACACCAACCATATGTTGCCATACGTTGTCGACTTGCTGTTGTACCATTAGATCATCACGCATTGTATCTCTTTCCATCAAATACACAAACAAATTCTAACCAATAGTCACCAGTGTTATGAACTTTATGGAATACATTATCTTCAATTAAAACAATGTCACCTTCTTTAACATCAAACATTTTATGATCAAGTTCCATTTTACCTTCACCTTTTGTAAACATATAAACTTCTTCTTGACCTGCGTGTCTATGTCCATTTGTACTTTGACCCGCTCGCAACTTTGTTTTACTCAACATTAAGTTTTTTAATGTTTTATTATCAAACAATTGATACTGTGCATTGTCTTTAATTAACTCACCGCCTACATCAAAGTTTTCATATTTCATTTCTTTACTCCAAAATGTTTATAGGATTGCTGTACACACTTTGCCTGATAGTAACAATCTGCAAGTGCATTGTGTAAACTTTCTTGAATTGCTTTACGTGGATCACTCGGCATCATAGCAAACAATGTTCTGCTATCTCTAATTTGCCAGTAGTTCCACGGTACAGGCTTTTGTGCTTCTTTGTATAAACTTTGTAATATAACAAAGTCAAAAGTAGGACCTTGACACCAAATGTAATCTAAACCAACTGCCCACTTGTTAAGTTGTTTAAGCATTTCTTGGACACCCACTCTATCTGTGTGTTCACCAAATGCTTCATCTTGTATTGCTTGATCTTGTTTACTCCACCAAGCAAGAGTATTATCATCAATTGAACGATTAAACTTTTCTGTTTGTTCTTCTACATCACCACGAAGGTATAATCCACTATGTGGCTCCGTATTTGAAAACGGATCAAACTTAATTGCACCAAGTGTCATAATAACACTATCTGGCTCAACGCCAAGTGTTTCTAAGTCTATCATACCGTGAGTAGCCATTTATCCTCCAAAGTCAAATAAGTTGTTAAATGTATTCTTAGTCTTTGTGCTTTCTAAATCATACTTCAGCACACCAATCAAGTTATCAAGTTTATTGTCAATAATTGTTCCTTCCATAGCATCGCCATCGAAAGGAAGATCTTTAAACCATTGTGGCAAATGCATTTCATCTACAGGATATGCAACCGAAGTATATCCCATAGGATTTTGTTTTAATTTACAAACAATTACCTTCATACCGTCAACAATCTCTTGCGAATATTTGTCGCCATTCATACGTTTGAGTGTGTTCCAGTTGATACTTGCTCTGACGTGTCCAGGCATATTAGCCTTGCCTTGTTTCTTTTCAAGACGCTCATAATGACCGATCTTGTTTGCACGTTTAGGAGAACCTTTCTCCCAACCTGGACGACTCTTAAATTCTGTTCTAAATTCAGTAATACGATCAAGTAGTTTATCTTCATCTGCTTCTTGTAATACCATAAGCAATAGTTCACTTAGGAAGTCCTGCATAAACACAGGAGTATCAGATCTTTTAAGATCAAGACCCATTGCTTTTACTTTACCTGGCTTACCATCTACATCTTTTCTATTACCTTCCTCGTCATACACCAATGCCGCATAACGCTTCTTAGTAATATACAATCCGCTTTCAGCAACAATCTCTCTACCTGCGGCAATAACTTCTGCACGGCTCTTTGGGCAATGAAACGTGTCGGCCATAAACTTGCTAAATGATTTATTTGCTTCGTCGCAGATTTGATCATAAAGTGTAATCACACTATCTTTAGTCCACGGAATCTTGCCCGCTTCAATATCTTGTTTAAGAATAGGATATGCACTGAAATACACAGAGTCAGTGTCACCGTATATAATACACTTACCTACGTGATTGTATTCACCTGTGGCAACTTTGTTAACTTCTGCGGCCATATGTTTTGCAATTTGTCTACCTGTTAATGTAGTTGATTGACCGATACGTGGGTCAAAAAACCTACAACCAGGATTAAGAATAGCACCATACAAACTGTTTAGGTTAATCTTTTTAACCAACTGTCGTTTGTCCCAAAACTCTATTTCTGCTTTGTTAGTTGCATTAATAGCCTTTTGTTTCATAGTCTGCATTTCTTTACGTTCTTGATACCAACGTTTTAGCAATCCAGGAATAATGCCTTCAAACTCATATGTAAAAATTGTACCATTAGCACTCAGCATCCAAGGATTATTACTGTCAAAAATAATTTTGCTAATTTGTGCGCCACTCATTACTTCTGATTGGCCATTTTCCCAATCAACTGTAATCGAAATATCTCTACGTTCCTCCATTACAGCATCAAATTCAATAGTACCAAAACGTCCTTCCCAAGCCGCCGCAAATGATTTCTTTTTTAGATTCATTTGTTCGCCAAGGTATTTGTTTGTATGTTCAGGACGTAATTGACCTATGATAGTTTCTGGAGCCATATTTAAAGCACGAATTACACTCGGATATAGACTGTTCAAGTCCATTGAACCTATCCATTTATGTACACCTACTTTCGGAAATGCAACATAAGCACCAGCGGCTGGATCTGAACCGGGTTCACGTTTTACTCTGTTAGGAACTTGCATTCCTCTGTGATGGGATTCGTTAATGATTGCTTGTTCTGTAACTGCAACAGCACCCATTGTGGTCTGTAGCAAAACAGTATTTGCGTGTGCAAGTTCGTTACTAAGATC